ATGACGAACTTGTGGTCGGATTTATCCATAGAGCGACATCTTTCGGCTCATACGGCGGCGTTACGGGTCCTCAGGGACGAATTTTTTTCGCGGTCATGGCTGACGATGTCCTGCTGACCGATTTTTCAACTACTTCCAACCACTGGCTCGTGAGCATCTCGGGGTGTTACATGAATTCCACCACTGCCGCGTATTACGTGAGAAAATTTGCGAACGAAGCCGAAAGGAATTTCGCACTTGCGGTCACGACTACGACCGAACCGACCGTACCATCGGAGGAAAGTACATGATAACTCTTATGAACGGATATATCCTTGGCGAAGGTCCGGAAATTCACAGCCGAACTTACCGCGAAGATCCGACCGAGTACACCGAAAACATCGTGGAAACGCCGCTTTTTGAGGCAGATAAAGTCATCACGGAGGACGGCCTCGAACTGCGTTTCGGCGGTCTGAGTTCCGTAACGCAGTGGCTCACAGAACTTTCATTTCATGATTCGACGGGCGATCTGCACGCATTTTACAACGTCCAGAGCGGCGGCATCTACGAATTTTACCACAACACCACGCGCCTCGTGGGCGCGAGCTATGCGCCTGTAACAGCGGCGCTCGTGGTGACGGGCTTCCGCGCCGCCAACGAGACCACAGGCTTCGGAGAGCGGTATTTCCTGACCGGTTCGGGATCTAATATCTACGGAAATCACCCGTTTTACTACCGCGTCACCGACAGCTCGGGCAAGGTCACGCAGATATCCGACAGCACGAGCCTTGCAAATATCGCCATACCGCTCAGAAAAACTACTGTTTCGCGCAGGGTAAAACGATACAGGGTCATCGAGACCGTAACATGAGGGGGTGAGGATATGGACGTGAGCATAATCATTGCAGTCATTTCGGGGCTTGTGACTATCGTGACGGTCATCATCAACACCCGTGCATCGAGCCGCGAGATGACCCACAAGCTGGAAACAATGCAGGCGGTGACGGACACGAAACTCGACGTTCTGACCTCGGAAGTCCGCGAGCACAACAACTTTGCGCGGCGTGTTCCCGTGGTCGAGGAGCAGATAAAAGTCATAAATCACCGCATTGACGATCTGGAGCGTGATGTAAATGAGCTTAAAAGAACGAATCGCGGCACTCCTTAAAGTGAAAAGTATCGTCACGATACTGCTGACGGTGATATTTTGCATTTTAGCATACCGCGAAACGGTCAGCGGAGAGCAGTTCATGACGGTTTTCACAACGGTGATCGCGTTTTATTTCGGCACTCAAAGCACGAAAGGAGAATGAAAAATGATACGCATACTTTTTGACAGAAGCAAATACCTCAGCCGCAGGGCTGACGGCAAGCAGGAACTCCGCGCGGAGCTTATCGCCGACACTGCGGCGGAACTGGACGGCGTGACGAAGATCGGCGAGAATGTCCTCGCGTTCGGTTCGTTGTGCCACACGGTGCAGGACGCGGAGATATACGCCCTCGGGAGCGACGGCGTTTGGTACAAAACGAGCAGTTCGGGAGCACTTGAAGCTCAGACGGCAGGCACGAACGGGCTTACGCTCTCAAAGCAGACAGGCAGGCTCGGCGACACGGTGGGGCTTGCGGCGGCATCTGCCGTCCCGGACGACATACCCGATGAGATACCCGAGGAGGTGCAGAATGACGAGCCTGAGGAACGTACTGAAAGCGAGTAAGGGACTGCCCGTCCGCGATCCGATGGCTGAGATATGGGGACGCAGGATCGCGGCGCGGAACGCGGTCGGGGAGGTCGAAAGCACGCTCCCGATCACCATAACAGCGGACGGCACGGCACTGTTGGATTATCGTGTATACGGCGCGGAGGGCGGTGTCGGCGAAGCACGGCGGTCGAGAGATATTATCTCATATGATGATTTTGCCATTATTGATATTGGCACCGGGACGGAGAGATACGGCGTGAATATGGGCGTTTTGCCTGTCGGAGATTATGAGATATCATGGGATAGCATTGATTCTGCTACGAGCCTTTGGCTTAATCCGATAGTGAACGGCTCCCCTCAGGCTGCGATACGGTTAACAACACCATACAGATTTACCGCTGATGGCATGACTACTTACATACTCCGCACGAACAAGGCGACGGACACGCCGCCGATAAATCAGCTTGTGAGCGGTCTGTCGGTGGTCAAAATAGCGTATGATATCCGCCTGAAGATCAATTCGGAAACGGTGACGCTGAGCCTTGACCGTCCCCTGATGTCCGATGAATACGCCGATTTCGGAGAGCAGGCGGCATATCACAAATCAGTCCCCGATGATGTGAGGCTGCGGTTTGAGCAGGAAAATCAGGTCACTTTCGCCGATCCCGAAGCGGTCATCAGCAGTGGCGGAAATCGCGTTCGGACAGTCGTGACGGCAGTCCTGGGTGAGGGCTACACCTGCAAGGAGATCGGGACAGTCTACTCGAACACCGATGGGCTTTGTAAAAATGATGACCTGTTTGTGTACCGCGCGGATGGCTTGACCGTCAAAAAAGCATCATACACCGACGGCAGAACAGCCCGTTCATCGAACACGCTCGACAGTGGCTTCGGCGTGAAAACAGTCGGCTTTGCCACGATCTCCGACGGCACGTATACCACGACGATCTATACGCGGATACTGTACGCGAGCTATGAGCAGCTTCACGGATCGGGAGAGTTCACGGCGTATCCGCCGAACACGGAACAGAATTTCGTGCCGACAGCCGTGACGCTCCCCGAGATACCGACCTCTGAGGGCGTGACGGTCATAGACTGCGATATGACACCGAAACCCGGGAAAATGTATGTGAAGTACAGGAGGTAAAAATGAGCAACAGCAAACTGATCTGTTACACGCGGCTGTCTCCCAACTGCAACAAGCCGCGCAGCCACAAGATCGACACGATCACCATTCATCACATGGCAGGAAATCTGACTGTTGAGCAGTGTGGCGAGGTGTTCGCGCCCGTGAGCAGGCAGGCAAGCTCTAATTACGGCATAGGTTCTGACGGCAGGATCGCGCTTTACGTGGACGAGGCGAACCGCTCCTGGTGCAGCTCGAATGCCGAGAACGACCACCGCGCCGTCACCATCGAGGTCGCAAACGACGGCGGCGAGCCCGACTGGCACGTTTCGGATAAAGCCCTCGCCGCCCTGATCGAGCTGTGCGCGGACATCTGTCAGAGAAACGGCATCAAGAAGCTGAACTACACAGGAGACAAGTCAGGCAACCTCACTATGCACAAATGGTTCGCCGCAACGGGCTGTCCCGGTCCGTATCTCGGCGGCAAATTTCCCTACATAGCCGCCGAGGTCAACAAACGTCTGAGTGCGGCAACGTCTACGCCCTCAAAGTACATGACCTACGATCAATTCGAGAAAAAGTATCTCGGCAAGGCGGTGGATTTCGACGGCGTTGCCGGGGTGCAGTGTGTTGACCTGTTCGATCAGTACCTTAAAGAGTGTTTCGGGATAACGGGTGTGTGGTGCGACGGCGCGAAAGACCTGTACAACAAATTCGAGAGCTATCCCGCGCTTGTGAAGGCTTTTGAACGCATTCCGAACACAAGAGAGCTGATCGTCCGCAAGGGCGACGTGGTGATCTGGGGCGGCGGCTCGTGGGGACACGTCGGTATCGGCAACGGCGAGGGTGACGAAGATCGGTTCGTAACCCTCGAGGAAAACACCCTCGGCAGGCATGAGCCGACACAGCTCGTCAAGCACTATTTCAACGGTTCGGGAGGGAATGACGGGTGCAACCCCGTCCTCGGCGTTCTGCGCCCTAAAAGCGCCGCCGAGCCTGCGCTGAAGCCCCTCGACACCGCGATCTGGTACAAGCGCGGCGACAAGGACAAGCCCGGTGAGCACGCGATCTTCGCCATAAAACAGCGCATGAAGGCTCTCGGCTACAAGCTCGACGACACGGGCGGTTTCGGCGGCGGTACCGAGAAAGCCGTGAACGACCTGCTCAGGCTGTGGGGGTATAAGCAGAACGGCGTGATCGGGGAAAAGTTTGTTAGGTTGGTCATGAGATGATGACAGCCCCTCGGGTCGTGAAGGCTCGGGGGGCTGTTTTGCGCAATAGAAAAAGTCCACCCGCCAATCGCGGACAGACCTTTCCCTGTCTCTTTTTAAAAGTGAATCATTCTCTCCGTGTATTATTATACTACGCCGGGGACGGGTTGTCAAGGATTTTTTATCGACAGTTTTCGACATTGCGGACGAAGCTATGCGGCTATCATGAGCCAGCCGAGAGAGATGTACGCATAAGGTGAGGGTGCGGAAAGGCACGTCCCCCCTATGCATATCTGCTCCAGCGGTGGATCGTTGGCTTCGTTGGTGAGGTTTATGCAGATGATGACCTGCTCCTTCGACACGATCACGCGGTCAACGAGTATGCCGACGAGCTTTTCAAACTGCTCCTCGGGGTATTCAAGGACCCTCGAAAGCGCGTATTTAAAGTGCTCCCGCGTGAGGTCGGGGGAATGCTTTTCGTTCATTACGATCTCGTTTTCGAGGGCGCGGGAACGCTCCTCCAGCTTCGCAAGAGCCTGACGGACTGCGGAGCTGTCGAGCCCCGTAAGAATAGCGGCGGTCGCGTTGCCGATCTTCGTCTTAACGGCTTTCAGCTCGGCACGGAGCGGAACGGTCGGGTCTTCGGGCTTGCTGTTGCGATACTCTTCATAAGCGGCGGCGGCAAGCTCCTTGATCTTGTCCTCGGTCAGATATTCGTATAGCGCATACTTGACTTTGTCGTGCAGCGGCTCTGCCTGAATGATGTGTGAACCACATTCTCTGCACCAGTAGTAATTGTAAGTGTTACGGATAGGGTGACCGCAGAGACCTGTACCACATTTCATGCAAAAAGCTTTTCCTGTGAGATAGTATTTCACACCCGGGCGGCGTTCGCGGTATTTTTTTCTTGCGGCGGCTTTGCGTTCAAGAGCCTTGGCAAAAACAGTTTCATCAATTACCGCAGGCACTTCAACGATATTTTCTCCTGTATGAAAACGACCGACGAAAACCTCGTTACATAACCACTTTCTGATGGTCTCACTCAGAAAAGCCCTGCCGTTCACGGTCAGCCCCTGTTCGTTGAGTTCATTTGCAATAGTTGCAGCGGACTTTCCACTGACATATTCCTCAAATATCTTGCGTATTATCGGTGCGGTTTCGGGGTCAATTTCAAGCCTGCGGTCAACTTTTTTGTAACCTAACGGCACGGTATTGCAGATGAAATAGCCCTTGTCGCAGCTTTCTTTTAGTCCGCGCTTGCATTTCCGTGACAGCTCCTGCGAGAAATATTCGTCAATGCTTTCAAGCATTCCTTCGAGGATAATACCCTCGGGAGTATCGGACAGCGGTTCGGTGGCGGACACGACGCGCACCCCGTTGTCGCGGAGCTTCTTCTTGTGGATAGCGCTGTCGTAGCGGTTACGCGCGAAGCGGTCGAGCTTGTACACGAGGACGGTATCGAACGAGCCGTGCGAGCTGTCGGCGATCATCTGCTGAAACTGCGGTCGCTTGTCGCTGGTAGCGGACATGGCGCGGTCGATGTAGTGAGCGGTGATCTCGATGTCGTTTTCAGCGGCGAATTTCTCGCAGACATGGAGCTGTCCCTCTATGCTCTGCTCGGTCTGATTAGCCGAGGAATAGCGCCCGTAGAATACTGCTTTTTTCATGAAATATCAGTCCTTTCGGTTGACAGAAAGGAGTTTTTGTGATATAATAAGTATGTCACAGCTTTTACTCCTTTCTCTAAGTTGTGGTTCAATAGGGTTTGCCGTCCGAGTGTTACCAGCGCTCGGACGGTTTTTTTTATATATGCCCCTCTCGCGCTCTCTGCGGCGCTGTGAGGGGCTTTTGTTTTTTGGGGTATAATTTGACGGGTAAAGGCTTGAACGCGCTGTATGGGCGTTCTCGTCGATTACAGCGCCTGTTCCGCCTTACCGATGACCGCACCGACCACTCTGCACTCGCCCTCGATATTCGGATAGTCGGGGTTGCGGCTTATAAGGTACTTTTCTCCGCGCTCCTTGATGTAGCCCTTGCCGTCATGGACAAACAACCCGACCGCACCGACGGGAACGTCTTCGGAGAGCTTCACGAAAACAATATCACCGTCGTGATAGTCCGGCTCCATGCTGTCGCCGTCAACCTCTATGGCGAAATCGGCTTGATACGCTTCGGGGCAGTCGTATATGCGTATATCGCGCCATTCGTCCTCGTTGTCAAGGTCAAAGCCCGCGCCCGCCGACGCTTTCATGCGGTGACAGCGGGTGAAGACGATAACGGGGCGCAAGTCCTCGGGAGCGTCGGGAAGCCCGACGAGCTTGCGGATAGTTTCCAGCAGGAGCAGGCGCAGTTCCTCGGGGAATTCGGTGTATCGCCTGATGATCTCCTGCTCCGCGGCGGTAACGTCGAGCTGTTCCGCGGGGGTCGTGCCTGCCATTGCCTTTATATCCGTCCTGCCTAAAAGGTAGTCGGTGCTGACGTTGTAGAAGTCGGCTATTTTTATAAGAATATCGTAGGGCGGCGAAATTGCGTCCCGCTCATATTTCTGATACGTGCTCAGCTTAACGCCGAACTTATCAGCCGCTTCTTCCTGTGTGAATTTCTTTTCTTTTCGCAGTTCTTGAAGCTGGTCTTTCATACGTATCACCTCCTTGAATATAGTATAGCACAAAAAATGCTAGCAGTCAATAAGCAAATTCTGATTTTTATTCTGAATTAGTAAGATTTGTACACTATATCCAAATAAACTAGCATAAATTCTACACTTTTTCTAGTATTATTTTTACTAGCTGCTATTGACAACTAGCATTTTATATGCTATAATATAATCACAGCAAGGGAAACGGGCTGAATGAGAGGGGGTGATCACCATGAAAGGCTATTATGTTGAATATCGTGCGCCGGACGGCAGCTACAAACACACCGAGCTTTATACGCATTTTTATGAAGCCTATGAGAAATATTGCGAGCTCATCGAATCCGTGCGCGGCAGTGATTGGGAAAAAGAAATGTATCGGACAGCCCGAATCATTCAGAAAGACCATTTATAAGCATTCACCAACCATCCTTATAATAGATATACCCCGAGCGGTGACGGGGAACGGCTCACCGCAGAAAGGCAGGTGATTATATGAATGAAAACAAGATCAGGCAGGAGCCGCAGGACGTGACCGCTCTCGTGGGGCAGGTCAAGGGTATGACCCCCGTACAGCTCGCGCAGACTATCGCGCTGCTGAACATGGCGGCGGCGGTATTTGCGGGATTCGCAACGATCGAAGCGGCAAGCAGGAAGAGCTGACCGCATGACACGAAAGGAGTAAACCATGACATCAACAAACATTCAGGTGATCGAACGGCAGGGCGTGAGGGTGCTGACTACGGCACAGCTCGCGGAATGCTACGGAACAGACAGCAAAACAATAGCTCACAACTATCAGCGCAACAAAGAACGCTATGAAGAAAGTAAGCATTATGTATGCTTAAAAGGTGCGGAATTACAGGAGTTTTTTGCAAACGCCAATTTGGCGCTTGCAAATCAGAGCAAGATCAGAACCCTGTATCTCTGGACAGAACGCGGCGCACTGCTCCACGCTAAGAGCCTTAACACCGATACCGCGTGGGAGGTCTATGATCAGCTTGTCGAGACTTACTTCCGCGCCAAGAAAGCGCAGGCGGCACTCAACGAGCTTTCGCCGCAGTTGCAACTCATGATAAAGTTCGAGACGGAGCAGAACGCGCTCAAAGCCAAGGTCGCGGACATCGAACAGCGGCTCGACAGCATGACAGCCGAACCCGACCCCGAACCGCCGAAAGCCCTCCCGAAGAAGTGGAGCGAGCGCGAGACCGACTATCTCCGCAAGGCTTACGCCCTCGGTCAGACCGATACGGAGATAGCCGCAGACCTGGGGCGCACGGAGGATTCCGTAAAGACCAAGCGCTGGCGCATAGGTCTCGAAAGTAATGACCGCAACTGCAGGCACTGGACGATGACCGAGGACAAAAAGCTCATAAAGCTCGCAAAGCTCGGAGTGAGCTGTTCCGACATCGCAAAAACTATCGGCAGAAGCCCCGAAGGTGTTCAGCAAAGGAAAAACAGGCTCAAAAAAACAGGCAGGCTGTGAAAGGAGTGACCCCATGAGACCAAAGGACTACAAAGTAACGGTGATCGACACGGGCAAGGGCGGCGGCGTGGGAAGTCTGACCGCGAAGGCTCTTGCGCGGGCGGTCGTGAGGTTCTTTGAGGACGAATCGAACCGCAAAGCATTCGAGGAGTACCAAGCCGAGAAACGGCGCAGGGAACGGGAGACTTCGGCGTGAGGTGACTTATGAGATACGAACTCTACGACATCTATGAAAAAGCCGCAAAAGCGGCAGGAGGACAAGCACTATGATGTTAAAAGACATTCTCCACCGCCTGCGTGACGGCACGGAGATAAACGCATACTACATAAACGACGACGGCGAGCGCGTGACGGTGTACACCGACCTCGACGACAAAGTCCCCGCATTCGTGCGCAATGCCGATGTGTACGGGATAGGCGTGAGCGATAACGGAGTACTGGAATGCGAGGTGGAGGAGCCGTGAGCGAAAACAAAAGAGACTTCGTCCGCGAGCTCGGTGAACTGCTCCGCAGGTACAGCCGCGAGGACATCGCCGCTCTGACCTACGACAAGGACGATGACGGCTTCGAGGCGGTGACTATCCGCTTCGGAAACGGCTATGAAAAGACCGTGAACGTCACCTGCGACAGCGTTATTGCGATAATGCAGGACGTTTACAAGGCGCTGTGATAAAAGGGGGTGTAGTATGAAATGAACTGCTTCAAAAATCCCCGCCTGAAAAATCGCCCCGTCGTTGAAATGGCGAAACGGGCGTTGGAGATCAACATCGAACACATGGGGATTATACTGCGGACGCTGCACAAGTTTTTTCGACCGTTCAGCTTTCGGCTCTGCCGCGAGTTCGTGGAGGAGTACACCCGCACCGCCGCCGAGTTCGACACCGACATCGAAGTCCGCGATCACATGATAAACGACTGTCTCCGGGATATGCCCTATGTCACCAAGGAGCACGCGCGGCGGCTCGTGAAGCACTTTTCGGAGCGTGCCGAAACGCCGCTCGACCGCGCGATCTATGCAGACGAGGGCTTTGCGGATATCCTCGCGCTGAACGTCCTGCTCATGCTGATACAGCTGAGGTTTGACTACAGCTTCGCGGAAAAGCGCATGACCTCGCTGCTGGAACTGCTCGAAGGCACCGACCTGTCCGACCCGATGGCATGGCTGAAAAGGGCAGGCGTGGAGTTCTCGCAAAAGGACGACAGCGTGTATGAGCTTATGGACAAGCTCGAACGCAGGGAAAAGCCCACCGCCACCCTCCGCGAGCAGCTCGACGCGCGGGCACAGCTCGAAGCCCTTCGGGCGTATCAGAGCGAGGTGAGGGCACATGACAAGCTGGCAAGAGAGGAAACGTCTTAAACTATTAGAGGAACGCAGGAAAGAACACGAAAGATATGCCGCCGAACGGCAAACGAAAGTGAATGCGATATGCGAATCTGCATGGCTCAACGGCATGAGCTACGGACGATATATCGTCGAAAGGAGTAAAATCATGGAAGAAGAGAACAAGGCAACAGTAGAAGAAGCTCCCAAGAAACGCGGTATCAGAGAGCCGCTGCCGCCTGAAAAGGTCGAGAGGGTGCGCGAAATGCTTGCAGAGGGCGCGAAAATCAACGATATCATCGCAGAGACCCTCGTGAGCCGTGCGACGATCGACCGCATCAAGAACGGCACATACGGGGTAAAGCAGCCGAAGAAAGAGCCTGCGGCGGTCGCGCCCGAAGCGAGCAGTCCGCACACGAACGGGGTTCTGCGCGAGCTGATAAGTCGGGCAGTGGAAACGCTGCGCGATACACAGGGCGACACGCCCGATGACTGCGCACTGGTCGGGAAGGCTCTCGGGCTGTTGGAGGCGGTGGAGATGATGCTGGGAACGGAGTGACATCATGGAATACATAGCGATAGCCGCAATTATCGCGCTGGTGCTCCCGACGGCTCACGCGATATGGACGGCTTACGATGTCAGCAACGAAGAGCTGGATATGAACGAATGGGAGGACGAAAATGCGACCGACATGGACAGAACGCCTTGACAGAGGGCTGGACCCGATGTGGGACTTCCTGCGATTTCACCCCGAAAAGCCGACCGTACATGACATCGAGGTGCTTGAAAACTACCTCGACGACCTGCGGACGCTCATGGTGCAGAAGTCGGCGGGACAGCCCGGGAGAGAATCGAAAACGTCGGGGTATGCAGCATTTGAAGACCTCGAAATGACGATAAACAGCATCGTCATACAGACTATGTGGATATACCTCTCGGGCGGGCTGAAAATGCTGAAAGAGGTGGTGAAGAGTGAATAAAGACCCCCGAAAGCAATGGTATATCGACCACGGGATCTGCTGTTGCTGCGGGCAGAGAGAAGCCGAGCCGCACAAGCAGCTGTGCTTTGAATGCGCGGAGAAAAACAGCGAGCGCTGCAAAAAGAGGTACTATTCCAACCGCAAAGCCGAAATACATAATTCGGTTGAAAGAAAACGTGAAAAGCGCAGACAACGCGAAGAACTCGGGCTGTGCGTGGAATGCGGCGTGAGGAAACCTTCCGCGGGACGGAAAAGGTGCTTTCGGTGTCTTGCCAAAGACCGAAACAGGCAAAAAGGTTATCGCGAGAGGAACGGACGGCTGCCGTGGGAGCTTCGGGGAGACGGACTGTATTGCTATCAGTGCTGCGAACCGAAATGCAGCGGCGCAAAGCTGTGTGACGACTGCCGCGAGAGGTCGCGGAAAAGCGCTGCGCGTGCCCGTGAACACATTGGTAAAAACGGCAGGTACTGGAGCAAGCTCGACACGGCAAATATTGCCGAGATAAGATACAATGCAAGGAGGAAAAACCAATGAACAACACCGATAAACTGCTCCCCCGGGAGCGGGTGTGCCTCATGAACGCCATCGCGGAGAGGGACAAACTCATCTCCGAAAAGGACAGGCTCATCGCACACTACAAGCGGCAGTACGAGATAGCTGTCAGACAGCGCCTGCACGAACGTCACGAGCGTGCGGACAAGTGGAAGGACAGGCTCACGGGCGCGGTGCTTGCGATAGCGGCGGCAGCGATGGTTTGGCTCACGCTGTACTCGCTCGAACAGTTCTGGCTCTGGGCGAACGGAATGTGAGGTGCGGAATGGCATACACAACGATGATGATACTTTATCTTGTGATCTCGACCGCCTGCGTTATTGGGTGCATAGCGGCTACCTTGCTGTGCTACATGGATTACATGAAGCAGAAGCGAGAGAGCCGTGCAGAGATCGAGCACCTTAAAGCGGAGGTCAGAGCGTGCCGCGAGCTGCTGAAAAGGAGGGCGAAAAGCGATGTATGAGGACGAAACGGCATACGATCCGGGCTTGTGCGTCGGCTGCGAGGTGTGCTACTACGGCTCACCGAGAGACTGCCCGCAGTGCAAATTGATACCCGAGGAGGACGACGATGACGAGGACTTTGAGGACGAATAAAAAAGAGCCTGCCCCTGTTGGCGCAGGGACAAGCTCGGTTGGTGATTTGCATGAAATCGCCGAAAAGACTATCATACACTTACATTATACACCCGCGAGGGGTTAATGTCAAGGGAAAGGAAAATAAAATGGTAAAAACGGAAGTTATCAACCTAACGCCTGAAATTTCTGAGCGTTTCATGTCGATGAACACAAAGAATAGAAAGCTCAGCCAAAAACTTGTCGATTCATACGCAAAGGACATGAAAGAGGGCAGATGGCACGCGAACGGTGAGCCTATCATCATCTCAAACGGTATCCTTATAAGCGGGCAGCACAGGTGTTTGGGCGTAATACAATCTGGCGTGACCCTCAAAGATACCGTCATCGTTTATACCAGTGACCCCGAAATGGTTGACACAGGTCGCGTTCGTTCGGTAACCGATTTATCAGGAATCCCGCCGTTGATAAGTGCGGCTGTATCGACATGCCTCGCAATGACGATCAAAAAACATAACGTTTCCAAAGCGCTCATTATCGAAAAATACAGTGAGTGGGAACCCGAATGCGAGTTTGTTTATAAAATTATCGACAACCGTAAAAGAGGACTGAGAAAATCGGGAATAGTTGGTGCGGTACTTGCTGCTCGATTATGCGGATACCCCGAGGATATGCTTGAAAATTTTTGCAGGGTATTACTCTCGGGAGAGATGGAAAAGCCACAAGACAAAGTCATCATCTTACTGCGCGACGCCGCGATAACCTCAACGAACGGCGGTGGCACTGCACAAAAGACGATGTATCTTAAAACGCAAGCGGCACTAAAAATTTATATCGAGGGAAGAACCGTAACAAAGCTTTATCCGCTTATGGAACCGTACTATAAAATATCTGTCAAGGAGGGAATATGAAAAAATTCATACCAAACGAGGAGGCGGTCATCGAGGCGGAGCTTCGGGCTGACGACCGCGAACGCGACTTGAAATGGGTGCGGGAGCGGCTCGCGCAGGCGGAGAAAAAGCTCGACCGCGCGGAGCAGGAGTGGCAAAGCTCGGGCGGATACGGCTCGCGCTCGCAGATGACGCGGCTCGAAAACGAGGTCAGGCTCTGCCGCCTTGCCCTGCGGGGGCTGGAACAGGGCTGCTATCGCTGTGATCTGCGGTGGCGCAACATACGCACGACCGCCGCCACCCTCGAAGACGAGAAAAGGGCGGGGTTCGATAAGATAGACATTGACAGGGCGATAGACCTTATCAAGGCGATGTACTAAGAAAGGATTGATATAAATATATGAAACTATACGAACTGACACAGGAGTTTGAAAGCCTGTTTGAATCCCTTGACGATATGGACGGTGAGGACATGGAACAGGCGTGGTTTGATACGCTCGAAAGCATCGAAGCGGAGTTTGACGAGAAAGCCGAAAATATCGCGGTGTTTATCAAAGAACTGACCGCAGATATCAAGGCTATCAAGGACGAGGAACACAAGCAGGCTGAACGCAGACGGGCGAAAGAACATCATGTAGAGCGCCTGAAAGCGTATTTGTTGGGCGCTATGAACGCCTCGCACAGAGAGACTATCGACGGCACACGCGCCCGCGTGAGTGTGCGCAGCAACGCAGAATCACCGCGCTTTGCGGACGAAGAAAAGTTCGTTATGTGGGCTATCGCAAACGCCGACGACCTGCTGACGTATCCACAGCCAAAGATCAGCAAGACCGCCGTCAAGGACTATATCAGAGCAGGCGGCGAAATCCCGGGCGTGACCCTCGAACGGTCGCAGTCGGTTATTATCAAGTGAGGTGCGCATGGAGCTGAAATACATACGCACCGACGCCCTCGCCGCGCGCAAGTGGAACGACTCGCCGCATGAGGTTTTCACCGACGACCTGCTGAAACGTTACGGTGCGGAAATTCACCGATTCACGAACGTCGCAGGTGTGCCGTACTCGGCGATATACCGCGCAGGTATCGAGGAGATGTCTGACCTGCGGGAGCGTGAGCAGGAAATGATCGACGCTTTCCGGCACAGACTGTACGTCGAGCGGTTCGGTTCAAAAAACACATTTATGTAAAAATATAAAAGAGGTGATTATATGGGTATACCTGTTTTGGTTATGGGGGCTTCTGGCAGCGGCAAGAGCCGAAGCCTCAAAAATTTCGCGAAAGGCGAGCTGTCCGTGATAAACGTCGCTGGCAAGCCGCTCCCCTTCCGAGCCGATCTGGCGACTATAAACGTCCGCCGCAAGGCAAAGGAGATGGGCGTGAACCGCTATGCGCTGATTAAAGGCGTATTGTCTAAGGCGCAGGCTAAATCAATAGCGATAGACGATACGCAGTATCTTCTTGCGTTCGACAGTTTCGACAATGCCAACGTCAAAGGGTACGACAAATGGACGATGTTTGCGGTAGATTTTGAGCAGCTGATAACGTTCGTGATCGACGAGCTCCCCGACGATAAGATCGTTTATTTTCTGCACCACACCGAGCAGACGGACTCGGGATTGACTAAGGCTAAGACTATCGGCAAGATGTTAGACAATCAGTTGACGGTCGAGGGACTGTTCTCCATCGTTCTGCTGTGCGTGGCTACAAAGGACGAGCACAAGTTCGTCACGCAGTCCTTCGGAACGACTACGGCGAAAAGCCCCGAAGATATGCTCCCCGATGAAATGCCGAACGACCTGAAAGCGGTTGATACCGCTATACGCGAGTACTGGGGCTTGACCCTTGAAAATACAACGGAGGTATAAAAATATGAAAGCACTCGATTTTACAAACGTAACAGCAACACAGGGCGGAGAATTTCCCCGCGTGACGGCGGGCGGCTATGTTATCGGCATTGTCGCGGTGGAGGACGTTCCCGAAAAGGAATATCTTAAGATCACCTACGACATCGCGGAGGGCGAGCTTAAAAACTACTACTACGAGATGAAACAGCGCACCGGCTACGAGCTGCCCTGCTTATACAAGTCCTACAAGGACAAGGCTCTCGGCTTCTTCAAGGCGTTTATCGACGCGGTGACGGCTTCCAATCCCGGCTATACCTGGAATAACGACGAACGCACTCTCTGCCGCAAGCTGGTCGGCTGTGTGCTCCGCGAGGAGGAGTACCGCAACCGCGGCGGTGAGATCAAGACAAGGCTCACACCTACGGTGTTCTATCCCGCGCAGGATATACGCACAGGAAATTTCACGGTGCTTGACCGCAAGCGCCTGAATGATCAGAGATATGATAACTATGTAGACAAGCAGAACAGCGCATACAGCGCACCGCAGACCCGGCAGGCAGGTTATACCACTCCGCAGAGCAACGGTTCCGTTATGAGCGATTTCACGGAATTTCCCGACGTGCTCTCCGATGGCGGAGTACCGTTCTGATGAAAGTGAGGTCGGCGTATGAGCAAACAGAAAGCCGATCTCGAAGACGGCTACACACGGATAGCGAACGACTTGATCGACGCTCTGATACAAAAGCCGCTTACCCTGCGCGAGCTGAAAGTGCTGTTGTTTATCATACGGCATACATACGGCTATCATCACAAAGAACATTCTTTGTCTCACCGTTTTATTGCGGTGGGGACAGGAATAGATCCCAAAAAGGTCGCGGTCGTTCTTGGAGAACTGGAAAAGAAAAAGGTCATTCTGCGCAAAAAATCTCACGGCAGTATACCTCAGATCGTATCCATAAACACCCATATCGGCGACTGGCTCTTATCCCCCGAAAAAGGGGATAAGGAAAGCGTCTTATCCCCCAAATCGGGGTACCCCAAAAAGGGGGATATCTTATCCCCCAAATTGGGGGAGTATCTTATCCCCCAAAAAGGGGACAAAAATAATATAGATATAAATATAGATTTAAAGAAAGAGTGTGGGGGGACTTCGTCCCCCGGCACACATTTCGCGGTGTTCGGACGGCTCGCGGACGAATGGAAATACTCTCATGCGAACATCGACCGCATACCGAAAAGACTGCGTGCGGAGATAGAGGGTATCGGATACACCCGCATGACCGACGCACGACTTCGCTATGAGGACGACTTTGAGAACCGCACCACAAAGAACAATCAGGCTCTGAGCTTCCGCACATGGGCAGAGGGTGCGTATAAGGACTACCTCGCCGCCGTAGACGAAAACGGCATATGGTACAACATAAACGGACAGAAATGCAAAGGAGAGAAGGTGTATGAATGAGATTTGACCCCGATAAAGTCCGGCAGGCGGTCACGCTTCTACACGGGGACGAGCTGTTTGAGCTGCGGTACGTCGCGGGTAAGAAGGTGTACTCGGGCTACTTCAAGGGCGCGGACAAGCTGCTGACCGAGCTCGAAATGCTTCCCGATAATGGCGGCAACGTGTACATTACGCTCCAGGACATAAACGACAGCTGCTACAACCGCGAACAGCACGACCGCATACTTTTCGGCAAGACCACCACCACCGACGGCGATATCAGTGGGTACAGCCACCTGCTGATCGACCTCGATCCCGTCCGACCCGCGGGTATCGGCTCGACGGACGCTCAACTTGCGGCGGCGCACGACACGGCGGCTACGGTGTACAAGTACCTGCAAGGTGAGGGCTTCCCCGAGCCTATCGCCTCGATGAGCGGCAACGGCTGGCACCTGCTGTATAAACTGTCACTCGACAGAACTGACGAAAACGCCCGGCTGATACACAGCTGTCTCGACGCGCTCGATATGATGTTCTCGAGCGGAGCGGTAAAGGTCGATACATCGGTGTTTAATCCGTCGAGGGTCTGCAAGCTCTATGGCACATACGCCTGCAAAGGCGCCGATACCGCCGAGACCCCGCACCGCCTGTCCGAGATACGCACGGCACCCGATACGCCACAGAACGTGCCGAAGGCACTGCTGCAAAGGCTTGCGGCGAATGCCCCTGTGAAAAGCACACCGCCGTCAGGACAGCGCACACGCGGTGCTTTCGACCTGCAAACATGGCTCACCGAGCATAATGTTCCGGTTCGCGATAAGGTCGTCTCCGGCGGCACGGTGAAGTATATCCTTGACTGCTGTCCGTTCAACTCCGACCACAGGAACAAGGATGCGGCTGTGTTTGAACAGGCTGACGGCTCGGTAGGCTTCAAGTGTTTTCACGCTTCCTGCGCGGACAAGCACTGGCGGGAATTTCGCCTGCATTACGAACCCGACGCATACAACGTCCCCGAACCCGACACGAGCATAAAGCCGAACCACATGAGCGCAAAGACCTCTGCCGGCACCGCCCTCTGGCAGAGAGCAATTACCCTCGCGGACACGGCAAAGGGAGATGAACCGAAGTTCTTCACGCTGCCCGATATACTCGCACAGCCCTCCGGACCCGAGGAGTACATAAAGACGGGTATCACGGAACTGGACAGTTCTCTCGGCGGCTTCAAGAAAACTCTCGTGACCTGCGTTTCGGGACTGCGAGGGTCGGGAAAGTCATCACTCCTCTCACAGATCGTCCTTCACGCCTGCCTGAAAGAAAATGCGCGGTGCCTGATGTTCTCGGGAGAGCTGACGGCACGGACGGCGGCTGACTGGCTGTTCCGTCAGGCGGCAGGTATAAACGGCGTGCGGAAGATATCGAAATTTGACACGAAATATTTCGTCCCCGACGACATCAAGCGCATTATCGCCGACAAGCTCGCCGACAGGCTGTATATATACAACAACCGCTACGGCAATGACTATACGCAGGTACTTACGGAAATGGGCAGGATAAACGAAGAAAAACAGGTCGATATGATACTGCTCGACAATCTCATGGCGCTGGATATCAGACAGGCAGCGACCCGTCCGGAAGACAAGCTCGAAGCGCAGAGCCGTTTCGTCGAGCAGCTCGAAACCTTCGCAAAGCTGACTAACACGCACATCGTATTTGTCGCTCACCCGCGAAAGGCACAGGGATTTCTTCGCCTCGACGACATCAGCGGCTCGGGAGACATCACGAACCGCGTGGACAATGCGATCATCATACACCGCCGCAACGCCGATTTCGAGCGGCTGACAAGGCAGGCTTTCGGCTGGAAGAAAGATCACCCGCTGTATCGTGACGGTATCGGGAACGTGCTGGAAGTTTGCAAAGACCGCGAGAACGGCACGCAGGACAAGTTCATTCCGCTCTATTTCGAGCCGTCCACCAAGCGCCTGAAAAATACGGAGTACGAGAACACAGACTACTTTGACGGCGCGTTCGGAGAACCCTTCTGAAAGGAGAACAGATTTGAGACAATATCACATATCGGGCAAACTGCCCGGTGCGAACGACTACATAAACGCCTGCCGGCGTAACCGCTATGCGGGTGCAAAGCTGAAAGAGGACACCGAGCGGCTGATCTGTATGCAGATATGCGACCGAAAGCCCGTTGATCGTGCTGTCAGGCTTCGCTTCACATGGCACGAAGGCAACCGCCGCAGGGATAAAGACAATGTCGCTTTCGCAAAAAAATTCGTCCTTGACGCTCTGCAAAAATGCGGAGTGCTGCCGAATGACAATAATCTCTACATCGAGGGATTTGAGGACGTTTTCGAGTACGGCGGCGACTACGGAGTTGAGGTGATGATATATGCAGCCGCACGAGATCAGAGCGGCACTTGATCAGCCCGTCCGCTTCACGAACCCGAAGCTCTACACCGAAGGCGCGGAGTACATACTC